GCATGCCTCTATTGTATCATGCTTATGTGTATTTGGAATTTCTCATTTTGGCTTGTACTATTTATATTCTAGCACCATATTGCTTCCCTGCGGTGGGATGAGGACCACCCGGATCAGCCGGAGGACAAGAACATAGGAAATGTCAACGACAGGTGGGACAGCTTTTGCTATACGTGGTTGGATTTCGTGGAGTATATAGACCTAAAGAGATAAGGAGAAGAAAATGGAAAGATGCGTAAAGGATTTTTTACAGAAAAGGGGATACACGGTCAATGATAATGCACTGAGCAAGATTCAGGTATGCGATAACTGGTACAGCAACAGGGTGATAGAGGACTTCCATAAGCGCAAAACGCTGAACGGGATTCCGTACGAACTAAGCCGGCTGAATTTTGGAAAGCGGTGTTGCTCCGATGACGCAAATCTGTGTGAGGTACTGGAGATCAATGCCGGAGACGGCGAACAGGCAGACTATGTTGCAGCAGTACTTGACGGCAGTAAATTTAATACTCAGTACCGCAAGCAGTTAGAAAAGACATCCGCAGACGGGACAACGGCCTGTTACATCCGCTTGGACAATGCCACCTTTATGGATGATGGATCTGTGAAAGGTGGAAACATCAAATTAAACTACGTGGAGGCAGACGCCTTCACACCGTTGACCGTGGAAGATGATATTGTAATCGAGGCGGCATTTTCTGGGAGCAGTCTGGCAAAAGGGAAGAAGCAGACCACGCTGGTACTGTTTACCATTGGCGAGGATGGCAATTACATTGCAGAGACACACGTGTTTGACGATAAAGGTACTGAGATAACAAATAAGAAAACCGTTGTAAAACTGGGTGATGTGAAGCCATTTGCCGTGATGCGGAATGCCGAGGTTAATAACCTGGACGATATGGAAGGCTATGGGCTGCCGAAGTTGTGGGATGCAATCCCGGCGCTGAAAGTTGTGGATCTGTGTTATAACGTTCTTTTTTCTGATCTGGATAAGTCAGAAAAGATCATTCTAATTAGTGAATTGCTATGTGAGTTCGATGAGAATGGTAAGCCGAAGCTGACCACGGAGCAAAAGAAGTTGTTCGTATTTACCGGCGAGAAACTACCGGAAGAAAAAGGCATGATCCAGGAGTATAATCCGGAGATCCGTGTGGAGCAGATCACCAAGGCGTTTGAACTGGCACTGTCTCTGCTGTCCATGTCCTTCGGCTATGGCACAAAGAAATATAGTTTCGAAAACGGGCAGATTACCACAGCAACCGAGTATGTGGGAGAGCGTCAGGATCAGATGCAGGAACTTAACCGACAGCGGCAGGAAGCCGTCCGATACATACAGGATATCTGCCGGGCGGTGATGTGGTTCGCAAATACCTTCCACGGCAAGTCATTCAACCTGGAGCAGGAAGTCATGGTGGACTTTGATGATAGTTATATTACTGATCGGGAGGCAGAACTGGAACGCAAGCGTAATGATGCGCTCTCTTTCGACATTCCGAAGCTCACGGTTTGGTATCTGATGGACGCATACAGTCTCACGGAAGAGGAGGCACAGAAATTGGTAGATGAAAAGCTGCAGATTGATGATAATTTGGATGGAGAGGATGAAGACTAATGTTGACAAATGAACAGGAAGAGATCATCGGCGAGGCATTGCTTCCTTTGTTTCAGTATTTGGAACACAGTGTGATCGTGGATGTGGCACAACGGATCCTGGCAACAATGGCATATTCCAGGACAGCAGAAATTGAAGCACAGCGCCTTCAGCAGTTAGGATACAGTCCGGCAAAAATACGGAAAGCGGCAATGAAACTGTTACAGTCAAACCCAGAATTTCGGAAAGAGGTTGCGAAGAATACTCTGGAACATAAGAAGAAGGTGAAAAAACTGTTGAAAGAGATTCTGAAGGCGGCGGAGGCTGCAGGCGGACAGGTTATGCAGGAATCAGCAGACCTGTCCTATCTGGATGATCTGAGAACCTGGAAGCAGGCAGGGAAAGAAATTACCGACAATTCTTATCTGCCGCAGCTGGTGGAAGCTATAAGGAAACAAACAAATGAGAATATGAAAAGCCTGGCAGGATCGACAGGATTTAAAACCATGTCAGGTTTTGAAACGATGGAAAACCTATATCGAAGAGAATTGGATAAGGCAATGATCAAGGTGTGTACCGGAACATTCAGCCGGGAGCAGGTGATATATGACACGGTCCATAGCCTTGCAGATAGTGGCCTGCGTACCATTGACTTTTCTTCCGGCTACAGTATGCAGCTTGATACCGCGGTGAAACTGGCAGTGAGAACGGGGTCCGGTCAGATTGCTGCTAAAATCATGGATGAAAACATTACAAGGACCGGAGAAAACCTGGTATATGTATCCAAACACTGGGGAGCACGTAATACCGGTGATGGTCACGCCAACCACGAACAGTGGCAGGGACGGGTATATTACATCAAAGAGGGGGAGGACTACAGTTCTGAGGCAAGACGGATAGGGCAGGATTATATAACAGATCTGTGGAGGGCAACGGGATATAGTGCGGATGGGATTCATGAGAACGATCCTTTAGGCCTGCACGGGTATAACTGCAGACATAAGCATTATGTATGGTTCATCGGCAGCAGTCTTCCGGATGAGGACCCGCAGCCGGATCCCGTCACGATAGATGGAAAAACTTACGATTACTACCAGATTACACAGAAAATGCGGACGTTGGAAAGAAAAATTCGTGCATTGAAGCGTGAGCGTGAAGCAATGGCAGCGTTGGGGCAGGATACCAAGGAAATCTCCGGGAAAATTAAGCAGAGGATCAAGAATTATCAGGACTTCTGCAAGGATGCAAAAATAAAGCCGGATATTAACAGATTGCGATATGAATGTAAAACATCAGATCTGACGAAGACGAAAGCCTGGGAAAAATATAATAATATGACAGAATCGGAAAAAGCTGATACTTACAGAGTAGATAGCAATGTCGTGGATATGGATTATATTAATTCTGCAGAGTATCGTAAAAAATTTGATTCTTTTTCCGATAATTCAGAGCTTAATAATCAGATATATACTGTGGCAAAACAGATTCTTCAGCACAGAAGTGGCACGGATTTTGAGGACATGTATCTGATACATGCGAAGAGTGGAACGATAGAAGGATCACAGACTGAAAGTGCAGATATTTTACAGGTAGATTACAATGAATCATTGAGAAATGCTATAAAAAACAACAAGGAGAAAGAACTTATAGCAATACATAATCACCCGACTAATATTTTGCCAGATGGAGCAGACTACGTAAGCCTTGGATACAGAAAATACAGGCAAGGTATTATTGCAACACATAACGGGAAGGTGTATACTTATAGCGTAGGGGATAAGCCTTTTACATCAGGAGTACTTGATAGAAGGATATATAAATATCATGGAGCACCTCATTATTTGTCAATGGAGGAAGCACATGTAAAAGCATTGGAAACCATGATGGAGGATTATGGAATAGAGTGGAGAGAACTGAAATGAAGGGAAAAGACTTAAAGGATGTTGTAAAAATATATAATGATACTCCGGAAGAAAATGAAAAAAAACTGAAAGAAGAGGAAGAAAAGTCTGCCAAACTAAAAGAATGGGTTTTGGAGTAAAAAAATATTGAAACAAACATAAGTTTGCTTTATAATACATCTTGTGAGACACTTAAGCCAACCAAAAGGAGAAAGTTGGTAATATATGAGTTCTAAGTGGTGCAAATGCCCGAAATGTGGTAATCCGCACTTCTTAAAAGTGTTGCCGAATACGAAGATATGTAATTTCCCGGCATACTGCAAGAAATGTAAAAATGAAATAGTGATCAATGTAGAGCCTAGAGCCGATGTGATCAATTCCAAGTGAATTGATCCATGGCTCTTTTTTTGTTCTACGATGGCGGAATAGAGCAGAGGCAGCTCACCGGGTTCATGCCCCGGAGGTCGCAGGTTCGATCCCTGCTTCCGCGATTATCCCATATCGCAGAAAGTGCGATTCACAAAATATTTTAGGAGGACAATATGAAGAACATTTTTGAAATCATGAAAGAGTATGGACTGGAAGTACCTGAAGATAAGAAAAAGGACTTTGAAAAAGCTGTACTCGAAAACTACAAGACCCAGACCGATTATGACAACCAGACCAAGAAGCTGGACGCAGCGAATGAAACCATCAAGGCTAATGATACTGCAATGAAAGATTTGCAGACCCAGTTAGATGGATTCAAGGATGTGGATGTCACAGGACTCAACAAACGAATCAGTGATCTGGAAGAGGAAAAGAAGAATATTCAGAAAGATTACGATTCCAAGATTGCGGACCGGGACTTCAGTGATCTTGTAAAGGAAAGTATTGCAGCTGCTAAGGGAAAGAATCCTAGGGCAATTATGGCTCTGCTGGATGTAAACGCGCTGAAAGCATCCAAAAACCAGAAAGAAGACATTGCGGCAGCACTGAAAACCTTAACAGAAGCAGAAGACAGTAAAATGCTCTTCGGAGAGCCGGAGCCTAATCCGGTAGGAACTGGAAATCTGATTGGACAGGTGAGAACCGGAGGCAGTGCTAATGCAGATGAGGCTGCAATGAGAGCTGCAATGGGACTTCCGCCTGCGACAGAAACAAAGTAGGGAGGAAAATAAATGCCTAACACAATTGCATTAGCCAAAAACTATGTACCTCTGCTTGATGAGGTATACAAAAGAGAATCTGTAACCAGTGATCTGACAGGAGATCCTGCAATGGCAAGAGCTGGCGCAAACGCAAAGGAGATTATATATCCTCAGATTGCTGTAACCGGTCTTGGCGATTATGACCGCAACAGTGGTTATACACAGGGAACTGTGGATTTCAGGTGGGCATCCACGGAATACAACTATGACCGTGGTGCCAAACTGTCCGTAGATGCTATGGATAATCAGGAAACCTATAATCTTGCATTTGGCATGGCGGGGGCAGAACTTATGCGTACCAAGGTAGCACCGGAAGCAGATGCATTCACATTTGCTACACTTGCAGGCACTGAGGGCATTTCCAAGGGAGAAGCCAAGAAGATTGTCACCGCAGAAGAGTTCCTCGCAGAACTGCTGGAGGCAAAGAATACGATGGATAACGATGAGGTGCCGGAAGAAGGGAGAATCCTGTACGCAACTGCAAATCTGTTAAATGGATTGCTGATGATGGATACCTATAAGTCCAAGGAGATTCTTGCGGCATTTACCATTAGGAAGCCTGTACCGCAGGGAAGATTTTATACTTCCATCGATCTGTTGGATGGTAAATCTGCAGGTGAGGAGGCAGGTCATTATCGCAAGGGAACTGCAAAGTACGAAAAGACTAAGGATCTTACACCTGTAACCAGCAAGACATATTACACGGAGAGTGGTGGAGTTTATTCTCCTGTAGCTGGTTCCAGTGCATCCTCAGGCTCTATGTCCTCTTATTATGAGATGGTACAGGAAGCTGCAAAGCCTATCAACTTTATGATCATCCATAAGCCTGCCATCATCAAGCATGACAAGCATGTGGTATCTAATGTGATCCCAGCATCTTCCAATCCGGATGCTGATGCAGATATCATCAAGTACCGCAAGTACGGTCTTGTGGATGTCTACAAGAACAAAGTAGCTGGTATTTATCTGAGCTATCAGGCGTAGGAGGTAGCATATGAGAACAGTAGGAATGGGAGTAAGCTCCAAAAGAGAAGAGGATAAGAAGTTACTTGCAGAGATCACTGATCTGAAAGCAGAGAATGTAGCACTGAAACAGGAGATCACAGATCTGAAAGCCAAGAAAGTCCCCAAAAAGACCAAGGCAGAAGATCAGGATCCCGCAGAAGAGTAAAAACGGAGGGAGCAGTATGTCTTACATAACGTGGGAGCAATACGGCTCCCTTTATAATAGCATCACGGACGAGAAGGAATTTAACCGATTATCCAAACTGGCAGAGATCAAGCTGAATGCAATTACGCATATGCGGGCAAAGAGATTTGAGGAGGCATATGACAAGGATACGGCTACGGACTTTCAACAGCAGGTACATGTGCAGATCCAGGATACATTTTGTCAGCTGCTCAATACTATGGCTGTGCAGGATGCATCTGGCATGGGAACCGGTATTGCATCTGTAAGCAATGATGGGTATTCAGAGTCTTACAAGGTTACAACAGCGCAGGAGAAGGAAACACAGCTAACCTCTGTAATACGTTCCGGACTATCCGGTACGGGACTGGCAGGTGCGCTATGAGTGTTCTTTTTACGGATACTATGACAGTCTATAATTTTCATAGAGATCCGAAGACAGACGAAGAAGTATGGCTCAGATCAGTAGTGAAGGGAGTTCAGTGGCGTCACAATAAAACGGATGTAACATCTTCCGGCGGGGTGCAGACGGAAAGCAAGGTTGAGAGCATCACGGTGGACTTCCAGAGGGGATATGGCAACAAACCTTACCTGGAGCCGCAGAAATTCCGGAAGTTGTCAGCGGAAGAGGCAGCAGAGTACTGGACACTGGATGTACGAACAAACCAGGATAAGCTGGTCCTGGGAGAATCAGAAAAAGAGATAGGAGAACACTATCGCCTGACGGATCTGAAAGAAGATTTCCAGTATGCAGTTACCGTTACGGAGGTATCCGACAATCGTGGAAGAATTCGACTGAAGAACATAAAAGTTGTGGGAAGGTAAAGTTGCACCGGTGCAACAGGTGAAATATGGCAAAAACTGGATTTCATTCTCTGAAAGTAACTCGTAATTTCGATCCGGGTGTATGCATAAAGACATTGGGACTGGAAGAAAAAGGTAGGCTGCAACAGATCTGCGCGAATGAAATATTGAAGTTATCAGATCCATATATCCCATTAGCTGATGGTGGACTTAGTTTAAGTGGACACATAGAAAATGATGCAGATGTTGTGTGGAATAAACCGTATGCACATTATATGTGGGAAGGCATCGTCTATGAGGATCCGGACCTGCATTGCGCGGGTTTCAAGACAGACAATGGTTGGAGATCCAGAAAAGATGTAGATAAGGTGCCTACAAAACGAAGCCTGGAATATGGTAACGGTACACTGCGCGGGGCACACTGGGCAGACCGTATGCTGCAGAATGGCGGACTTGAAAAGATAGAGAAGAAACTTCAGGAGGAGTTGCTAAAATGACGGTATCACAATCCATTATCAAATGGCTGAAAGAATTCTCTCCAGAGAGTATGAAACATATCGACACAGATCGGATGCGCAGCAATGTCAATTTTGCGTTAGTCAAGGAACCTATGACTAATGTGAGAAAGTATATCAGCGGAGTCGAAATCCACAAGGACTACTATCAATTCGTGGTAAGACTGGATACTCAGACGGATAAAAGCTGCATAGAAAACGGAAGCTGGATGGAGCAGTTAACGGACTGGATCGAGGATAGGAACCGTAACAGAAACTTTCCTGATATCCAGGGTGGAAACGTCAAAACAGTAGGAGTATCAAGTCCGTTTTTTCTGGGAGAGAATGGACAGAACGAAGCATTGTATCAAATGACAATTTTTATCGAATATAAGAAAGGAGCTCAGGAAAAATGAGAGAAGATTTAAGGCATTACATTGATACCACTATGGGAGCCGAAGAACAGAAGTATGCACTGCTGGGCGATGGTGTAGAATCCCTCACAGAGGAGATGAACCCGGAAGAGGATACGAAGCACTATATTAATATGGCAAAGGCATCCAATAAGGTAAAGTCCTACCAGAGAGCATTTGATGTGGACAAGGAAGACTGTGAAGATGATGATGTACAGAAAATGATCGATAAACTGGTGGATGATCTTCCTGTAGGCGCAAAGGCTCGCACATCTTTTATAAGACTACGCTTAAAAGATGCGGTACAGGGTGAGGAAGGAACCTATAAAGCAATCAAGGTGCCGTGTACAGTATCTGTTACTTCCAATGGTGGAGATGGCGGGGATTACGTTCACAATGTGCTTAGTGTAAAGCAGGCTGGTGATGATATCAAAGGTAAATTTAATATCACAACCAATACATTTACAGCGGATTCCGCAAAATAATACAGGTGTTAATCAATATTAACATATGTGGTGGGCGCACCTCTCTGTCGTCCATCACATTCAGAGAGGATGGTAATATATGGAAAAAATTGATGCTATTAAGGGTGGCACAGAAGTACAGGTAAATGACAATGGCGATACGATTGTCTGCAATTTTGGAAGTCAGGAATTCTATGCAGATTTCACAGAACTGATAGATAATCTGGAAAAAGTTAAGAAATATGTAGCTACGGAAGAATTTACAAGAAAACCGGAAATAGAGCAGCTTCGGATCATGATTGGAAAGACTAATGAGATCATGTCTGACATTGACAGAGTGTTCGGAGAAAGGACCTGTAAGAAGGTATTTGGGGAGATCACACCGAGTCCTATCCTGATTACTGATTTCTTTGATCAGATCATCCCAATTGCACAGAGATATGCAAACGGTAGAAATAAGGAACTTTGGGAGAAATACAGCAGAGAAAGAGATGGCGGAAACATAAATCACAATAGGAATCGTCAAAACCGAAGACACCATAAATAGTGGGGGAGTCATATGTTTAATATTATGTTGGATCAGCTTCCGACAGACTGGAAAGGATATCCTATTTCGGCTTCTTTCCGGACGGGAATAAAAATGTCCATGTGCATGTCGGATCCTGATTTATCGGATATGGAGCGATTTTATATTGCATCGTATTTGCTATTTCCTAAGGAATGCCCGGAACCGCAGGAAGCCGCGAAAGCGATTGAATGGTTTATGACAGAATTTAACCATGACAACTATCAACAGAAGAAAAACGAAGATATTATCATGGACTGGGATATGGACCAGTGGAGAATATATGCAGCATTCCGTAACCAGTATCATATAGATCTGCAGAAGGCGGAAATGCACTGGTTCGTATTTATGGGACTGTTGGGAAATCTCCAGGAGAGCTCCCTAACACATGTAATGGACATACGGCAGAAAAAGATTACTTCAAAAATGTCGCTGGAAGAGAAAAACGCGTATAGGAGCGCCAAAAAGATATTTGCTATTAAGGCACCAAAGGATGAGAAAATCACACCTGAGGAGCAGGCAAGAATAGATGAATTTATGAAATATGCCAAAATCAATAAGTCGACAGAGAGCCAGTGAGCCAGTTGATACCGTATAGGTGTTAGCAGGCTCTTTTTTGATTAAGGAGGCATCATGGCAAAGTACGATACTGAGATCAGGTTACATTCTGATCTGGACAATTCAAAACTGGATAAGGGTGCTGAACACATCGAAAAAAAGCTGGATGAACTGGAGGAGAAAGCCAAGGACACCAGCCTGACACCGGAGGGATGGTCAAAAGAAGACTGGGATAAATTCGAGAAGAATTTTGACAGTATCATGGAGCGGAATAAGAAGAAAGCAGAAGAGGCAGCGGCAGAAATGGCTAAGGCCAGCGCTACAGTAGGCGAAGCAACGATTCCGCAGGACACCGTAGGGTATCAACAGTATGATTCAGCTGCCATCATGGAACAGATTGAGCAGCAGGCCAGTGCAGCAGATAAGGTCAGCGAAAAGGAAGAGAAGATTGCAGAGAAGATCAGGGAGCAGCAGGCAGCAGAACAACAGCTGATTGATATAAAAAACAATGCTGTGGTAGCTGATCAGAATATGGTTGCCCTGATGCAGGAGCAGGAGCAGATCATAGAACGGATGGCACTGTTGAAAAAGGCTGGAGTCACAGACGGATATCAGGAATATGATGAGCTGTCTGCCAGACTTGCAGAGATCAACAAAGAGGTCCATACAATCCGGAATGGTTTTTCTGAACTGGAATCCAAGGGAAGAAAAGCACTGGATTCCTGCGGAACCAGTGCAAAGAAATCGGGGGGCCTGTTATCTACAATGGCAAGCCGCCTGAAGGGAATTCTGCTGAGTTTATTTATATTTAATTGGATATCTAAGGGATTCAATGCAATGGTATCCGCAATGAAAGAAGGCTTCCGGAATCTTGCTCGATATTCCAAGGACTATAATGCACAGATGTCTGCACTGAAAAGTAGCTGCGCTCAGTTTAAGAACAGCCTGGCAGCAGCATTTGAACCTATCGTCAATATGGCTATCCCATATCTGGTAAAGCTCATTAACTGGCTGATCAAGGCAGCGGATGCAATTGCCCAGTTTATGGCAATCCTGCAAGGGAAAAGTACTTATACTCGAGCAAAAAAGCAGAATATTGATTATGCAAAGTCGTTGGACACTACTACGAAGTCTGCAAAGAAAGCGCTGGCAGCATTTGACGAGTTGAATGTACTTAGCGATCAGGGAGGAACTACGGCAGGTGGAGGAGAACTGACCGGTAAGGATGCTTTTGAAGAAGCTTCTGTGAATCCTAAAATGGTGGAAATGCTGGAAAAGGCAAAGAAATTATTGGAGATCATAAAACCACTGGCTATATTTATTGGAATCACTCTGCTTGCATGGAGAATAGCTGGTCTGCTGAAAGATTTAGAAGAACTGGCACCATACTTGCCGGAGGTACTTGGACTTATGATGTTGATCGCAGGAGCCGCATTGATGGTATACAACTACGTGAAAATGTGGAAAAACGGTGTGGACTGGGAAGGTATTGTTGGATATGTTGCTGGACTGGCACTGGCGGTTGTAGGGTTATTGATATTGTTCGGACCGATAGCCGCAGGAATCGGACTGATTGTCGGAGGAGCAGCCGGTCTGATATTGGCACTGAAGGATATCACAGAAAACGGTTTGAATGCCAAGAATATGACATTATTGCTGATCTCTGCCGGTGCGATACTGGCCGGGGTGTTTATTACACTCGGCGGAGCGGCAACTGTAGTTGTCGGTGCTGTAATGGCAGTAATAGCCGCTATAGCAGGTGTGGTTGTGTGGGCCGGAAATGGTGAGGAGGCATTGTCTACATTAAAAGATGAATTGAATTTGCTGGGAAAATTTGTCAAGAGTGTATTTGTTGGAGACTGGAAGGGAGCATTTGATGCAATTATTGTGTATGCAAAGAAAGCTACTAATCTCGGTAATATAATTGCTGAATCATTTCTAAAGTTATGGTTGAATGGTTTGAACACTCTTATTGATGCAATCAATTCATTTAAAATTGATATCCCCGACTGGGTACCTAAATGGGGTGGACAAACATGGAGCCCAAAGTTAAAGAATATTCCGACAGATTTGCCACGACTTGCAGGTGGCGCAGTGATCCAGGGTGGAAAACCATTTGCGGCAATCTTGGGTGACCAGCCAAGAGGGCAGACCAACATTGAAACACCGTTGGCCACTATGATGGAAGCATTTAAGCAGGCACAGGCGGAAAATGGTGGTGGTACATATACATTTGTAGCGAAGTTGAATGAGCGGGAGATCTTCCGGGAAACGGTGCGGCAGGATCGGATGTACAAGAATACACATGGACAGAGTGCATTTATTTAGGAAGGAGGGAGAGCAATGCCGGGAAAATTCAATGGATGGCTAATTAAATTCGGAGATGTGACTCTCCCTAATTCATTTCTGCTGGCTGATGGATGGGAGAGCACTCCAAACCAAAGAGTGGAAATAGATGCCTACAGAGATGCAAATATTTTGTTGCATAGGGAAACATCTCCGAACTTCAAAACAAAATTAAAACTGAATATTCGGGAAATGAATCTTGAGGAACGGATGGCATTTGATAATGCAATTGGACTTGCAACTCTTCCGACGACGGAAAAGAACCAGCGAAGGGTAAGGTGCACATATTGGAATGATGAAAATTTGGAATACGCCACAGGTGTTTTCTACATGTCTGATACTACTTATACAATACATACATTGAGCGAGGATGAAAAAGACATCGAATACAATGAATTTACACTTACATTAACGGAGTATTAAATGGAGAACAGTATTCAGAACCTGTTTTATGATGATTCAGTAGAAAAGCAGTTAATAATTGAATATCCGGTGTCAGAAACAACACTGACCAATGCTGAATACCAGACAGAGACCATGACGATAACGGAGTCCATATGCGATGAGCAGGAGTTGCAATTTGGGTGCTGTAATGCATCGACCTTTGAAATTAAGGTACTGGATACAATAGAAAATTTCAAAGGCAAGAAAATGAAAGTGTCAATTCTGCTTGCAGGTCAGGACGAACCTTATCAGTTGGGGGAGTATAAGGTATATTCGGACAAACCGACAGCTGACAGACTTTATAAAGATATCGTGGCCTATGATGCTATGTATGACATTCTGAACGCAGAGGTATCCGGGTGGTATAACAGCTTGACATTCCCGATGACTCTTCGGCAGTTCCGGGATAGCTTTTGTGCTTATGTCGGCGTGGAGCAGGAAGAAATCACGCTGATTAACGATGATATGACAATAGAAAAGACCATAGATCCCGGAGAACTCCCGGGAAAAACGGTAATCGAAGCCATCTGCGAAATCAACGGCTGCTTTGGACATATCGGCAGAAATGGAAAATTACGGTATGTGGAGCTGGAGCAGATGATAGAGGGGCTGTATCCGGCGGATGATCTGTATCCGGCAGATGACCTTTATCCTGCAGATCCGATGGGCACCACAGAGGTATCCAGAAGCAATTATATCTCCTGCCAGTATGAGGACTTTATCTGCCAGCATATTGATAAGCTGCAGATCCGGCAGGAAGAGAACGACATCGGTGCTATCTCGGGTACCGGTAATAACTGTTACATCATAGAGGATAACTTTTTGGTGTATGGCAAGTCTGCTGCAGACCTGCAGACCATCGCAGATAACGTCCTCAGCGTGATTGGAGTCGTATGGTACCGTCCGGCACAAGTGGAAGCTCGCGGTAATCCTTGCCTGGAGGTGGGGGATGGTATATTACTGCACACGACCCGGGAGACTATCTATACATACATACTGCAGCGTACGTTGAAAGGTATACAGGCTCTAAAGGACAGTTATACTGCGGAGGGCGAGGAGTACAGAACCGGGCAGGTCAATGGCATAATGAAGTCCATTATCCAACTGAAAGGCAAGTCGAATGTCCTCACACGGACGGTGGAAGAGACCAAACTGGAACTGAAGGATGTCAACGAAAATCTGTCTGCACAGATCAGCATCAATGCACAACAGATACTTACCAAGGTATCCAAGGACAATATCGTATCTGAGATCAATCAGACGGCGGAGAGCATAAAAATCAAAGCCGAAAGGATAGATTTGGTTGGTATCGTCAATGCAGATGAGATGGTAGTAAAATATGCGACCATTGAGAACTTGAATATAACCAAATTGGAGTTAAACAACCTGATTGCTACCAAGGCGACTATTGATTCACTGAATGCTGTGAGCGCTCGTCTGAGCAACGTGGAATCTAATTATATCAGTGCCGGTACAATAAAAGCAAATTACATGGAAGTCGCAAATTGGACATCCTCCGGCGTGATCAAGGCGGACAGAATCAGCGCAGCGACAATCGTAAATAAATTGTCAAGCGTGGACTTGGTCAGTGTGCGGGCAATGGGTGTCAGCGGGTATATGAACTATAAAGGTACGGTAGTTGCATGGAGAACAAAAAACATTAGTGGGACTGTTATTACTTATTTGGGACCGGAGGATTAAGAATGAGCAATTTAGAAATCAGGGAATTTAGTCAGGCCATTACGAAATTTGTGGATGAATCCAGCCTGCCGGAGGAAGTCAAGCGACTTGCATTACAGGAGGTGCTGACACGTCAGGAGCAGAAAGCCAGTGATGCGTTGCTGGCGGAGATCGCAGATCGGGATGCTGCGGAGCAGGAGGTGAAGCAGGATGCAGAAAGCGTATAATCCTACTGTTTGGGAAAACACTCCCTCTATTAACACTCCGTTGAATGAAACGAATTTGAATAAGTTAAGTCAGGGTGTGAGTGAGATTGATAACCGCGTGATAACGCTGGACTTGACCAAGTTATCAATCACGGAAGCCAATGGTTTGGTAAAGAGTATTGAATTGAACCAGGATACAGGTGATATTACGATTACATATTATTCCGGATCAACCAGTGTATTACACACTTTAATGGCACAGATTGCCATTAACTTCAGTTACGATCCGGTTACCGAGCGGCTTATCATCTACTTAAAGGATGGGACGGAGCAGTACATAGATCTGTCTGCACTTATTACGCAGTTTGAATTTCTCGATTCGGATACCGTTTACTGGTCCATTGGAGATGATGGAAAAGTAAAGGCGGACATCAAGAACGGCAGCATTACTGCAGATAAACTGCAGCCGAACTATCTTGCAGACATCACAGTGCAGGCAGAAATAGCAACACAGCAGGCAACCGCGGCAGCGACATCTGCAGCACAGGCTAAGATAGATGCAGACCGTGCAGAATCATATGCCAGTATCACGGAACCCAAGTTTTACTTGGATGAAGCCATAATGAATCTTTATATGAAGGATGGCGTGGGTGTGGATTTTGTAGTTGATGATAATGTTTTGTATTGGAAAGTAGCATAAGGAGGAATGAACTATGGCAGCACCGGAGGGATACAAGGCTCTCGGAAAAATCGGAATATCTTACAAAGGAGATTACAACCCCAATACCGTATATGAGCGTTTGGATGCGGTATATCACAATGGCAGTACATATTTGGCAATTAAAGATGCACCGGACGGAGCGCCCAGGAACGACAAAATCAACTGGATCTATCTTGCCAAAGGTTATGATGGAGAGACAGTGGATGTGGCAGATTCAGAGATTGCATTTACGGATTCAGAGACCCGGGAAAATATTGCCAGTGGAGAAAAAGTCTCTACTGTATTTGGCAAGGTCAAAAAATTTTTTACTGATCTGACAGCCCCGGCTTTTGCCCAGATGATCACCACAAAGGAGGATCTGCTGGCCACCAAGGTGACCGGATACGTGCCGGATGCCAAGGCGGTAGCGGATACATATACTGAGTTAAATGGCAAGTTAACAAATATTGGTACAAAAATAGCAAATGTTACAATTAATGCAAATGCTAAAGAAAAAATAGATATTATTAATGCTTTAAATACATATAATACTAAAATTCCATCAGGTATATGTATAGTTAATTTTAAACCTGATAGTGATAAGAATTATTATAGCGGAGTCATTACCCAAAAAATAAATGATACTTACGGACTCGGAATAGTTTTTTCATATTATAATAATTCAACTGTATGGATTCGCTTGCAAGATAGAGTATGGAAGGATACTTAAAATGGTAAATAAATCAAATCCATTGCGTCCATGTGTTATGAAAATATACGCAATGTGTTGATTTGCCATAGACATCAATATAGTGTAAATATAGCATTTCGGCTGTTTCCGTATAATATATAGATCTCCGAATTACAATCAGTATGCCAGCAGAATCAAATCCGGATGGTATATCTGTTGCTTCGGATCCAATTGTATATATTCCAGTTTTTAATTTTGGATTTTTGATCGATCCATTCAAAGTAGATCTATTAAATAGGGTATCATCCTCGTGTAACTTGCCATTTACAGAAGGAGTGATTGAATAATGGGTGGAGATTAGCAGTAGAAAATCAGAAGGCGGGCGCGGCCCTAACAGCGCCAGAAAGGAGTCCTGTAATGGGCTATATCAAATTTAAAAATAAAGAGACCACACAGCTGGTCGTTGTATCAGAGGAGAGTCCTCATGTGATCCGAATCACCGGAGACAATCTCACAGTAAATACTGACGGCTTCCGCCTCTACCTTGATGAGGGATGTAAATACCCGCTGGACAACGGCGAGTATGAGGCATACACAACTTTATTTCGCGCGGGTGACGGCTGGTATGAGCTGTCAAATGATGGCTCAGTATATATTGATCCAGTTGCACTGGTGCAACCTGAACCGACCGAAGAGGAGCTTGCAGAGCAGGCACGACAGCAGCAGATCAGTCAGTTGACTGCGCAAATCGATGGTCTTAAAGCACAGATCGCCGCCAGTGATTATAAAATCATCAAAACGTATGAGTACGCTCTCCTTGGAGAACAGACGGAATATGATATCGAGATTGTCCATGCAGAGAGACAGGCTCTCCGGGATCAGATCAACACCCTGGAGACACAGCTGGCAGATCTGACCGCAACTGCAGAGTAGGAGGCTGCCTATGAGAGTGAGAGACGGTCCCGAACAATTACATAGTAACCAAGAGCCATGAGCCGATTACTTCCTTTGCGGGAGTGACCGGCTTTTATATTTGAGTGAGGTGCGACATGAATGAAACCGAAATGGAACATCGTCTTACAGAGGTAGAATCCAGATCAAAATCCAATACTCATAGGATTGATAAGTTGGAGAGAGTGACGGAGGAAATACATACGATGTCAAACACGATGATTCAGCTGGTGGAGGAAGTAAAACACACCAATGAGACGGTCTCCAGCCTTGATCAGAAAGTTGAAAAAATGGATGGACGTGTGGATGACATGGAGCGTGCTCCGGGGAAAGAGTGGAGTAATGCAAAGAGAACAGTATTTAATACTGTAGTAGGAGCAGTGATAGGATTTTTAATTGCTGGCCTGATGTGGGCAGCTGTGCAGGCATTTTTATTATAAGGAGGATACGAGTTATGAGCACAAGTACAATCATGGTAATTATTTTGGCAGTGCTGACGGCACTGGTAGTAGGAACCTTTTTATGGGTATACATCCGCGATAAGACGATTGATGAGATCAGAGTGGATGTGTATCACCTGTTTCTAAAGGCAGAACATGCATTTAAAGAGTCGGGTTCAGGAAAGCAGAAGATGAAGTATGTAGTAAGTCAGGCAAGAAAACTTTTGCCTTCATGGCTGCAGTATTTTGTCACTGATGAATTTTTAGAAAGTGTAATAGAAAAGTGGTTTCAGGCAGTGAAGGATCTGCTGGATGACGGCAAACTGAATGGATCAGAGGAGGAATAAGCCATGATGAAAGGCATTGACGTAGCAAAATGGAACGGAGTTATCGACTGGGCGAAGGTGAAAAAGGCAGGGGTAGAGTTTGCCGTCCTGAAAGTCATCGATAAATCTAATAAAACAGAGTCATCTTTTGTCAGAAACTATGCGGGAGCAAGCGCACAGGGACTGCCGTTGGATGTTTATAATTATCTGTATACTACCACTGAGGCAGCAGCCAGGGAAGCAGCCAAAGCAGTGGTAAATGCACTTGCCGGGAGAAAGATCGGAAAGGTATGGGCGGATGCTGAGGATGCCTGCCTTAAAAATAAAGGCATTCAGTTGATCCGGATCCTTAACAGCTATAAGGCGGTAATCGAGGCGGCTGGTTATGAGTTTGGCGTGTATACTGGGTTGTCATTTTACAACAGTTATATCAAACCGTACAAGGCTTATATTGACTGTGACTTTTGGATTGCAAGATATCCGTCTACTAGGAATATGACAATTGCTATGGACCCGCCGGCATCCAAAAAACCGGCTATCTGTCATAATCTTTGGGGCTGGCAGCATTCCAGCCGCGGTAGAGTGCCTGGAATCAGCGGATATGTAGATATGGATATCTGCTATACAAAGGTGACCAGTAGCGGAATCGTGCAGTCCACTACGGCATATTATCCTAGATACACCGGTACATCTGTATCTATCGTTGCGGCAATTAATGCTGTCGGGGTAAACTCCAGTTACGCCACTCGTAAGTTGATTGCGAAAGAAAACGGTATTACCGGATATGTCGGATCTGCGAAGCAGAATACGCAGATGCTACAGCTCCTGAAGGGTGGAAAACTCAAAAGAATCTGATTGGCGAAATGCGATAAAGCGGAGAATGAGGAGTGAAATTCTCCGCTTTTATAGTAAAACTACAATTAACTATATTTTGGTTAAAAAAATTTAGTTGACACAATTTATAG